CACTCTTCCACTCAATATGTTACGCTCATTTTAAGGCTAAAATCTCGTTTGTAATTTCACCAAAACGGCAAGGTAAACGTCATGGTAAAAATTACAAACAAAATGGTAACAAAAACATCTCAGGGGTGTAGCTATACCGAATTTTGGGTATCCCCATCCAACTGGCAGAAAGCTACCAAAAAAGATTTAAGCAAAGATTGGTTTGTCGAATGTGTCTTTTTTGATCCTCGCTATGAAAAGAAATATCCTAAAGGTTTTTCTTTTCGTAAAAAGGCTAATAAGCCACAAACAATAGAGGAACGTAAGGCGCTTATTTCTTTCTTCCTCAAAAGTATTCCCCAACAATTCAATGATGGGTACAATCCTATTACCAAGAAGTACATGAATGTCCGAAACGAGGGACTTTATCCTAATTTGCTCTTTATCGAAGCGTTCAGGCGTGCATTGGAAATGAAGAGGAATGCAAATAATAAGCGACATTTGTACGATATACAATGTGCTATTAACAGACTGGAAAAAGCCAGTGAAGCGCTTGGTATGCAGTATATCAAAATCAAGGATTTGCGGCGTGTGGATCTTAAGCGTATGTTGGATTATCTACAGCTTACTGACAAGTATTACAATAAATTCGTGATTTATATCTCAAGCCTCTATCGAGAACTTATAGAGTATGAGTGCTGCGAGACTAACATCACCAGGGATATTTATCCTAAAAAGACTTTCAAGGAACCTCGCCTTGTGCTTGATAAAGATGAATTGGATAGGGTAAGGGAGCACTTAGAGGAGGCACACCCCGATTTCTATCGCTATATGATGATCTTCCTTTACTCAGGGGCGCGTAATACCGAGCTTTTTAGGCTGCAACGCAAAGATGTAGATTTGGATAAGCAAGAATTCGTCATACTCCTTGAAAAAGGCGGACAGTATAAAAGATGTACCAAGGTGATACTTTCCCCTGCATTGGAATATTGGCGTGAAGTATGTGAGGAGTGTAAAAGCCCTGATGATTATCTTTTTGCCTTGAACTTCGTACCCAGTAAGAAAATGGGAAATAAAGAAATTGTTACCCGATTTTGGAAACGAAATGTAAAGGATAAACTCGGTATTGAAGCTGATTTTTATTCACTCAAACACTATATGCTTGATAACTTGGATAGCGATACCGCTATGTTATTGGCTTCCCATACCAATAAGAATACTACCGCTATCTATCAGGTCAATAAAGCCAAAAAGGACAGGGAAATGCTTAAACAGCTGAAAATAGAGATATAAGGAGTTTGTTTTTTGGCACACTATTTGAGTGTATAGAATAGAAAAAAATGTATGAATATTAAATACATATAGAATGAGTACAATAGAAAATCAAGAAAAGAAAACTAAGAAACTTTCTAAAAACAGAAAGGAGTATGTAGGAATTTAGAAAACCTTTTAAAAAAAGCCCCTTAATTGGGGTTTTCTTTATTCTGTAACTACTTTATTTCCTTTTTCGCTATTTTCCGTTTGCAAAATTGTACGGAAGTTCGTACATTTGCAGGGTCTTTATCATTATGCTTCATTTTAAATTTAAATTTAATTTAAAGCAACCCTCCTTATCAATATCTCTGTTGGCGCAGAGATATTTTTTTATATATAAGACACTACAATATTTAAACGTTAAATTTCTTTCGTATTCCTTTAGGTTTTATTAAATTTGTACCCAATTAAATAACACATCAATCATAACATGGAAATAGAAGCAGAACTCAAAGGCAAATTAGAGCAGCTTTATAACCGTGTGGAAAGTCTCAAAGACCAGATTAACACGGAGGAAGCAACTAAAAACGCCTTCATCATGCCTTTCTTGCAGATACTCGGCTACGATGTATTCAACCCTACCGAGGTTATCCCTGAATACGTGGCTGACATAGGTACCAAGAAAGGCGAAAAGGTAGATTATGTAATCAAAAAAGACGATCAGGTCGTGATTATCATTGAGTGTAAGCATTGGAAAGAAAATATCAATGCTCATAACTCCCAATTGCACCGATATTATCACGTTACTGATGCACGCTTTGGTATTATTACCAATGGGATTGTGTATGACTTCTTCACAGACCTTGAAAAGCCTAATATCATGGACAACAACCCTTTCCTTACCGTGAATTTGGCTAACCTCAAGGATAGCACTATTAAGGAGCTGGTGAAGTTTACCAAGGCTACCTTTAGCATTGACAATATATTAGAGAGTGCCGAAGCCCTCAAGTATGTACGCGCCCTCAAGAATGAGTTTGAAAAGGAGATACAGGAGCCGTCCGATGACTTTATCAAGCTATTAGCGCGCCGTTTCTTTGATAAGCAAATCACCGCGGGCCGCTTGGAGATATTCCGTGGGTACCTCAAGCGCGCCATGACTTCCTATTTCAACGATTCGATTAATACCCGTCTGAAAACAGCCCTTGATATTAACGAGGGCAAGGCACCGCAACCCAAGGAAGATCCAGTATCGCCTGAACCTATTGTAGAAGATGAGGACGAAAGTAGGATCATTACTACCGAGGAAGAGTTGGAAGGCTTTCAGATAGTCAAAGCGATTGTCAGAGAGAAAGTACCCGCTTCACGAATTGCCTACCGAGATACCATTTCCTACTTTGGTATATTGTTGGACGACAACAACCGAAAGCCAATTTGTAGGTTACACTTCAATGGAGCAAAGAAATATATCGAGTTCTTTGACAAAGGAAAAGATAGCTCTGAAAAGGTACTTATTGACAGCTTGGACGATATTTACACTCATAAGGAACGCCTACTGCATACAGTTGAAATTTACTAATAATGATAAATTTTCTTGAATAATAAAATTTGATAAATACTTACTATGGGTCTTTTTGATTTCTTAAAAAAGAAAGAGTTTGATAGGATAAAAGAATTGGAGAATAGAGTAAAGGAGTTGGAGGCTAAAAACAATTCTTTGTCTAAATATTTACCATTAACAGATATAGAAAGCCAAATAGAAAAACTAGAGCAAGACAAGATTAATATGTCTAAAGAATATGAAAGTCTTAGATTTCATTATCACAAAGCTCTTGCAACTTATGAAGAATTAAAAAAGAAAATAAGTGTTTTTGAAGACGACTTGGAAATGGCAGAATATGGAGTCTATCAGCCTCATTTCAGTTTTGAAACATCCGAGGAATATAAACAAAAAATTCTTTTTTATAGGAACGAGGCTAAAGCTATGATAAAGGAAGGTAGTGCGGTAAATGGAGGAGATAGTATCACTTGGAATGGCAGTCTTTCAAAAGGGCAAGCAATGGTAAAAAGAGAAAAGCAATTGATGTTACGTGCTTTTAACGGTGAAACAGATAGTTTTATTGCTAATGTAGATTGGAATAACATAAAAAAAATGGAAGAACGATTAAATAAATCGTTTGAAGCTATCAATAAAGTATATAAAGATCAAGGAATATCAATTTCAGAAATCTATAAAGAATATAAGACTTGGGAATTACAGCTCACTTATGAATATAAGAAAAAACTGCAAGAAGAGAAAGAAGAGCAAAGAGCTATCAGAGAACAAATGAGAGAAGAGGAGCGGGCAGAAAGAGAACTTGAAGCTGCAAGAATAAAAGCAGAAAAGGAAGAGATAATGTATATAAAAGCTCTCGAAAAAGCAAGAAAGGAAATAGGTACTGCTGTTGGTAAAAAGCAAGAGGAATTATTACAAAGAATAGCAGAACTTGAGGCGGGACTTATAGGTGTAGAAACATTGAAACAAAAAGCTATATCAATGGCTCAACAAACGAAAATGGGGTATGTATATGTTATTTCTAATATAGGTGCTTTTGGAGATGATGTTTATAAAATAGGAATGACCCGTAGACTTGAACCCACAGAAAGAGTAAAAGAATTGGGAGACGCAAGCGTCCCTTTCCCTTTTGATATTCATGCTATGATATTCTCTGAAAACGCTCCTGAATTGGAATCAAAATTACATAATGTATTTGCAAATGAACGTGTAAATATGACTAATTATAGAAGAGAATTTTTCAATGTATCATTGGATCGTATAGAGGAGGAAGCAAAGAAATTAGGTGCTAAGGTAGAATTTACAAAACTTGCAGAAGCAGAAGAATATAGGGAAAGTCAGATATTGAAAAAGCAAATAAATCAACAAACCACGCCAAATATAAAAGAATTTCCTGATACAATATAATAAAAACTAATAGATTAAACACATAACACATGAAAAAAGTACTACTGCTACTTATGGGGCTAATCGCTTTGGGGTGCTCGAAGAGTGAGGATAAGGTAAAAGAACCTGTAAGTAAGTACAAAGAGTTGTATAAAATAACAGATTATTTTGTGGATAGCCTATACAATGAATACAATTCTTATGGGATGGAAGGGTTTAAATACACAAAAAAGACAGAAGATAGGGTTTATAGTGTAACTCCTTTTTATAGATTGATAGTTGTAAAGATAGAAATTGACTCTACACATAGTAAGTACGAAGATCTGAAGAAGGATTTATCAAAATATTATGGGAATAATTGGAAAGTAAAAGATGTGTATATTAATCAAGGAGGAACAGTGGTTATTGACTGTAGAAGATGATACAAAAAAGCCCTCGTTATGAGGGCTTTTATTATGACTTCAATTTAATACCTTTAGTAGTAAGTTCATCAATTCCTCGTTTCACCCCTGCAAGGTCTGTTTCCATTTTGTTTAGCTTATAGGTATTAGCTTCTATTCCTGCAAGGTGCTGTAACTGTTGGGCTAAATTGCTTTTGAGTGTTTCAAATGAATTTGTAAACCCTTTGTAGTACTCAATAGCTTGCAGTATGCCGTCTTTGGTCTGTTTTTGTAACTCCGTCAGTAACCTCTGTTGTCCTAACAATTCTTCTCCAGTGTCCTGACTCATTCGCATATATCCTTTTTCTATGGCTTGGCGCCCTCCTCCCTTATCATCATACATTTTATAGCCAGCTTGCTCCATACCATCATACATTGCCTTAGCTTTCTGTTCTGCTTTCTCGATATTAGGCTTTAGTGTGTTATTAACAAATTCGACAGTTTTATCCTTAACTTTCTCATACATTTGTTCGTTACTCAAACCAATTCCATTTGCATATATATCCCCAATGGCTTTGTCTAAATCGTCAAAATCTTTCTTCACATCAGAAGTAATCAAGGTTTGTTTGATCACATTCTTCATCACTCGAGATACGGTTTGTCCAAAGTTTTCAAAGGCACTTTCCCCTTTTTCTAAAGCGGATATAATACTATCGGAAAAATTAGCCCCTAACTCCCCAAAGGTCTCTTTTGTGTATCTGTCTATCTCTTCTCGATATTCTTTAAGTCTTTCATCAGCTTCTTTGGCTTTTATAATAACATTTTTCAGCCCTTCATCCATTTCATGAAATCCTATCCCCATCCGTGAGACATATTCTCTAAATTCATCTTCCTTAAGGCTTCTTAAAAGTTTGTAATTAATATCCCCAAACTCATCTACTAATGCTCCATATTTATCTTTGAATGCTTTTGTACGAGCAATAAGCTCTTGGTGTACTCCGGTAGGAAGAAAGCCAAAAGCCTTATCAACTACCCACTTCTTATCATAATGACTAAGTACCTGCATGTTTTGCAAATTAACAAGGTCATTTCTTAAATCATTAATCTTAGATCTGTGATTATTAATAACATCTACCTGCTTTCCTATCTTGTTTTCAGTAAAAGCATTCTTGAATTTTTCACCCTTGAGAATACGTTCATCATAGAGTTTATTCATTTTCTTCTCATACTCATACTGCTGTTGTCTCCATCGTGCTTCTCGCTCTCTATCGGCTTCCTTGCTGCTGCTAAGGTCTTTCATGATCTTAGAAATCAAACTTCCTGCAACCCCTACAACCATTCCTATAGAAGAACTACCACCAAGGCTTTTAAACACCTCACCCATTTGCATGGCATTTTCTACAGCATTTCCTATAAGGCTCTGTATCTCGGCTATCTTAGCAGAGAAATCCCCTAAATCCACTACATTCAATTCAGAGACAAAGTTATACAAGGTCTTCACGGTTCCTGCTGCTTTTTCAGCGCTTCCTTTCAGTTTCTCAAAGGCAGCTGCTTTATCGGTATCCTTACCACCTTTAGAAGCCTTCATGAACTCCTTAAAATCTTCGGCTAAGGCTGAAAATACCGGTCTTATTTCCCTGGCTTTCCCTTTGGCATTCTCCAGTCCTTGAGAAATAGCATGAAGGGTCTCCGGACTAACATTGCCCAAATCTTTCATCTTCTGATAGAGTACTTCGGCATCGGCAATAAGGCTATCCAAGTCACTCAAATTCATATTGAATAGGTCACCAAAGAGGTTAGATATAGTGGTTCCTGCTTCTTGGCTATCGGTTTCTAACTTGAATAATTCATCATTCTTTAGTTTTTCCAACTCTTTGAGCGCCTTTTTAAGCTGTTTTACCCTCTCATTGTATATTCCATCTACATTCTCGGCTTCTATCTTTGCGATTTCACTCAAAAGTGTTTTCTTATCCTCCTGAAACTTGTGCTCTATATCCCTTCTTTTCTCATCATAGCCTTTGTATTTCTCCAACATTGATTTTATAAGGCTCTCCTCCTGTTGCTGTTTGAGGTGGCTATTTTGCTTATTAGCTATGATCTCATTTTCATTGATAGCCTTCAATCGAGCATTATAGGTGTCACTACTCATTGACCCCTTACTATCGGCACGTTCCTTTTCCAAGGCACGACGAGCGTCCTCACCTCCACGACGAATAGCCTCTGCCTTTTCATCATAATAATAACGTACCAGGGCCAACTCCTTTTCATAGCCTTCCTGCATTTGCTCGATATTCGCTTTCTGCTGGGCTAATTCGTTATCTATGGCAAGTCGTGTGGTCTGTAATAGGTGTGCTTCTTGGTCAAAAATAGGGTGTTCGGATTTGGCGGCTTTGGTGGTTTTTGATTTTAAGTCGTCTCCAGTTAGTCCCTTATACTCCTTTTTCTTTGTCTCTAAAGCGGCTCTTTTTTCTTCTAATTCTTTTTGAATTTTATCTGATACACTTGTGCTATTTTTATTCCTATTTTCTATGGTTTCTATTTGCTTTTCTAAGGCTAATATCTCCTTTCTAAGGACAACTACATTTGTTGTTTTTTCCTTTTCCTTCTCTATCATTTTTATATGATCATTATAGGCTTGATTAAAGCGCCCTAAGTCTTCATACGAATAGTTTAGAAATGGATTATCCTCATTTATAAGTCTAAATTGTCCTTTTGTACTTACATCTTTCTTTCTGTTGAATGCTTCGTTTATCTTACGCTTTGTTTCTTCCAATTGAGAAGCATTCATTCCATTAAGAGAATTGGCAAAATCATTCACTTCAATGCCAACAAGCACCTTTTCTTGTTTGCGTTTTAGTAGCCCATCTTCTTTGATTTGACTTCTTAGTCCATCAATAGTCCTTTGAATACCCAATGCTGCGGTACTATCTACCTTTTTTTGGAGTTCCTCTAATCGTTTTATCTCGGCTTCTTTTGCTTTAATGCCTTTTTCTGTTTTAACGACAGCATCACGAGACATATTTTCATCCATTGCAGCAAATTCACCATTGACATCTTTTAGAGCCTTAGCCATGTTTCTCAATAGGTCGTTCAATGAGGTATATTGGTCAAAAACTCCTTTCATGGTGCTTTTGAGAGTCAAAAAAGCCGTATTTCTCTGCTCCCAAGTCTTGGTCTCATCTTGTACAACAGAGATTAAATCGTTTATTTTACTCTTCTGTTTGTCAATAATACCCGCTTGCTCCTCACGCAATTTGTTATGCCGTTCGGTGGCCCTTGTGTTTGCATCGGTACTATCTCTCAAAATGAAATAAGCACTTACCAATCCCATAGCTGCTGTTGCCACCAGTACATAAGGATTAGAAAGCATGGTTGCATTAAGGAGTTTTTGAGCTTTCTCTAATAACAAAAGCCCTTTATATTGAGCAAGTTGAGCAATCGTCCAGCCTTTTGTGACTTCAGCATTAACAGCAACAACAGCACTATTTACAAGAATTGCGGTCCTGTACGTTCCATAGGTAGCAATAAGCCCCGCTATTACCTTACCCAAGGTTTGGTAATTCTCCACCAAGAAAGCCACGCTTGAGATAGCCCCCGAAGCTATGCCTTCGGTAGCTTTGCCTATCTCGTTGAGTACATTAGCAAAATTATCTTCCAAGTTGGACAGCTGACCGCTTAGGGTTTTGCTCTGCTCTGCCATTAGGTTGTAGAATAGTCCGCCCTCGTCTGTCATACCCTTGATGACGGCTTGTACTTCAGCAAAGCCTATTTTCCCTGCTGAAACCATGTCTTTGATTTCGGTTTCACTCTTACCTACGACCTTACTAAGCTCGGCAATGATAGGAATACCTGCATTCATGAACGAGGTAAAACCTACCCCCGCAAACGTCAATAAACCAAATATTTACAAGGCTGTTAAAAAATACTTTTGTCAATATTTGTGTCATTATTTTTCAAAAACTTACTTTTGCCCCCTGATAAGTGCCAAAATTATTTTGTATCTTTGCGTTTCATTAATTTATTTCGTATGTTTGAAACAATTAAAACACTCATTGAAAGCACCACGGGCGCGCCCCTGAAAGGTAACAGGACTTCATTAAAATTATTTTGCGGGCTGGTGCATAAGCATTCGTATAAAAGTCAAAAGGAGGTAGCGGCGTTTTTAGGTGTCTCAAAAAACCTCGTATCATACTACATAACACAGCATACGAATAACCTCAAAATCTTAGAATACAGAGTACAATTTAACGAGTTGGAAAAGGCTTTGATTGAGGGCGTGGGTGGTTAATAAAAAAAGTACTACCTAAAAAGATAGTACCTAAATATTAATAATGTAAAAACCTTATGTTATAATAAATCTTTATTGACTTGCTCCCTTTTGTCTATAACCTCAATTTTTATATCACTTATTGCACACCCATCGTTTCCTGATAACTCGTGCTTTTCTTTCCAATTATGCTTATTGATAAGCACAAATTTTGTCATTGTAGCATTTAGACGGTCGGCAGTTCCATATTTTTGTAGCTTGAGTTCCTGAATTTTATTTGCTTTCTCTAATAGCTTGAAAAACGAAAGGAATTTATTTCGGAGGTATGCGATTAGTTCAGGATACAAATCCTTTTCAATAATCAAAAATTCTTCAAAAAAGATGTTTCCTTTATCGTTACCATATTCGTCTTTTTCCTTTAACCACAATATTAATTCGTTTCCTAATTCCAATGCTTTTTTTTCAGTCCATTTTTCAGGGGGCTGGTTAGTGCTTGAGAATAACCGTCCGTTTGTTTTTTTAGTTTGTGCGTTCATAGTTTTTAAATTTTACTTATCCAATCTAAATGAAAATCATAGAGTGCTTTATTTTGAGTAAATAGGTACTGTTCTATCTTTGAATTTTGGGACATGTTACCACTACCTTCAATCACAAAATATTTTTTTTCGTCCGTTTCAAGGCATATTATTTTCGTGTGTGTATTTGCTATTTTTATACCAAAATTGAAACTACTTTTATAATCTATTCAAAATAAAGAAGATACAGGGATTACAATAAGAGTAGGTAACGATTTAGTAATGGTTCTTATTTCATTTGATTATACCTATTTTCTCAGTAACTTCTGGG